TTAAGGAAAAAAGATTACGAGCTAAGGCGTACGGTTAAGTGCCACGAGTATGTCATCACTTTTATAAAATAGGGACTTTACAAGTTGGTATAACAGTTATATAATAGTTATATTAATAAATTATTATATAAAATGAATATAAAACTAACTGCAAAGGAATATGCATTACTACACGAGGTAATGACTGACTATATTAAAGATATTGAAAGTGAGGATGAATTACAGAATATGGCTTTTAGTATTTTGTTTAAAATTGAAAGGTTACAAAATGAAACCAAATAATGTAACACCAAAAGAGGCTTATAATATATTAGAAAATATAGTTGTAGTTGTTAAACAAGGGGGTTTAACTTATGAGCAAGGTAAAAAAGAGGCACAACCATATATTAATATAATTAATGAAAAAGCTGTTGAAATTGCTAAAAAGTATAATGCTAGACCTAAGAAAATAAGTTGGTTAGGAATGACAAGATGAGCGCAGAAAAAGTAGAAAGAAATAAACAAATAGTCAAAGACAAAAAAAATGGTATGAGTTGGACTGATTTAATTATTAAATATAATATGTCTTATACAGCATTATACAAAATACTTAAAAGATATAAAGCTGTGTAGTCATCTACAAAACTAGATAATATTATGGCAGGAAAAATACCGAAAGGAACAAAACTAAACCCTACAGGTAAAGGGGGATTTCAAGAAAGACCTGAAGACATAAACCCAGGGGGTAGACCTAAGCACTCACCACAATATTGGCTTAATCAGTACGGTAAGTTGAGCTATGCAGAACTTAAAAAGCTAATTGATGGTTTAAAGAGTGGTGCATTAGACGAGGAACTAACTGTTAATCAGACACTAGCCCTTAGACACATAGCAGGAGCAGTTAAGTTTGATAACAGAAAAGACTTACTTAATAGGGTTGACGGTATGCCTACACAACGAACAGAACTTACAGGTAGTGACGGTGGGGGAATTTCCTTTATAATTAAAGCTGATGGATATAGAAATCCCAAACACATCGAAAATGATGCCACATCAGATAACAGTATTACAGGACCCAACGAGGTTCAAGGTACTGATCTGGCACAGGAGGGCTAGAAAAACAACTACCTCAATTAGTGAGATGCTTAAACAAGCACTCTTAGTTAAAGGTATATACTGGCACATATTTCCAACTTTTGCAGAAGCTAAAAACGCTATATGGTTAGACCCCAACATGCTTTTTGGCATAATCCCACCACAAGTAATAGCAAACAAAAACCAGTCTGAGTTATCAATAACACTTGTTAATGGCTCAATAATAAAACTTATGGGTAGTGATAACCCTGATAGATTAAGGGGTGCTGGACCTTTAGGTTTAATACTAGATGAATACGATACAATGAAAGACAATGTGTGGTCTATACTACAGCCTATACTTAGACAAAATGGTGGCTGGGCTTGGTTTGTAGGTACTCCAAAAGGTAAACAGAAACTTTATGAGCTGTATAACTTAGGTCAAAGCGGTAACCCTGAGTGGCGTAGTTGGTTACTAAAAGCTAGTACAAGCGGTGTAATTGATACAGACCAGCTTGAAAATGCTAAAAGTACAATGTCACAAGCTTTGTACAACCAAGAGTTTGAGTGCGACTTTTTAGAAGGCGAGAGTAGTGTATTTAGAGGTGTTAGAGATGTTTGTACCGCTGTGCCACAAAAACCAAAAGCAGGTCACTTGTATGTAATGGGTGTTGACTTAGCTAAACACCAGGATTACACAGTAATAACTGTTTATGATAGGGGTACAAATGCACAGGTTTACCAAGATAGATTTAATACAATTGAGTGGACTTTCCAAAAGAAAAGGATAATTTCAGTAGCAAACCACTACAACGATGCTTTGATATATATTGATGCTACAGGTATTGGGGATCCTATTGCTGATGACCTTAACAGGGCTGGAGCGTCTATTGAACCTATTAAAATCACTAATACTCTTAAAAAAGAAATGGTTGAGAAGTTAAGTATTTGGATTGAGAGAGGTTTAGTTAAAATGCTTAATATACCTGAAACTTTGATCGAGTTTGATAACTTTAGCTATGAGATTTCACAAAATGGAATTATAAGGTATAATGCCCCTGTAGGATTTCATGATGATATAGTTATTGCACACTGTTTAGCTGTACAAGGGCTATACCCATTATCTAAAAATGAAGAACAAAAAGAAAAAACACCAGTTCAAGAATATTTCGAAAAACTCAAATCCCCAAAATCCTACGAAGACTTCTTTACAGAATACGAAGAAGTTGTCTAGTGAAGAATTACTTAATGCTTTAAGCTTTGTTGAAGATTGTTTTGATAGAGCTGTGACCCCATTTATGCTATTTAAAAACACAGGTCTTGTTGTCTTTAGGGGGTTTGGTGAGGACTTAGTAGGTGACAGTATAGAGATAGGTGTACTCAAAAAAAACATGATAGGGTTTAATGTGGCAACTTTAGCAGCACTTTTTCCAAAAGATAGAACTTGGAGCAGTAATTATATTAAATTTATTCATGAGGGTGTGCCAGTAAACATTCAGATAGTACATGGTGATTACAGCTTTTTTAAGTACCCAGATAGCAGGTTTTACAAGATTGAAGATTTTAAAATACCAAATCCTTTTATGGATTATTACAAAGTTAGGGAAACAATAAAATGATAGAAATATTAGCATTGTTATTTATGTTTATAGTTTGTATGTCTTTAGGTGGTGCATTTTTAATTTATGTTAAGGAAACTAACAAACAAATTACACAACTAACAAAAGCATTAAAAGCTAACAGTTTTAGTGATATGATGTTAATTGACGAAAAAAAAGAAGAACCAAAAGTTGAGGAACAGTCTGATATCGTACCTATCACATCACTAACTGATGAAGAATGGGATAAGACAATACTTGCAAGTAACGAAAAATAATAACATAATAACAACATAAGGATAAAAAGACCTTACATTTTTTGAGCAATTTAGAAGGCTCACACAATTGTGTGGGTCTTTTTTTATTTATATGGCTGATAATTTAAATTATAACGATAAAACAATAAAACCTAGGGGCATAGTACAAGAAATAGACAACTTTATAGAGTCTAAAAAATCTAAAAGAAAAACATTTGAGCGTAAGTGGTATGACAATAATATGTTTGATGACGGATATCATTTTAGGTATGTCTCAAGATCAACAGGTAAAATACTAGATCAGTCTGAAACTGCAAACATGGGGATGCCTGAAAGGGCTATACCTAAAGCTAGTAGACAGTTAAGGGGTGTAGCTAACTTACTTGTACAACCTGATTACAGACCAGTTGCTTACCCTGACGAAATAGTAGCTGATAGAGAAAAAGCTATACAAGATGCAAAAGCTGTTGGTATATGGCTTACTGATGAATGGGAGGACAAGCTAAAACTTAAAAACAAACTAGTACAAATGCTTTTACTTGCAGGTAAAAACAGTATTAGTTATTTAAAAATATTACCTGATAACGATAAACAAAGAATAAACGTTTGGGTAAGAGATGCTTTTGATTTATACATTGAGGGCTCACTTACTGAGCTAGAGGATAATCCTTGTATTGTTGAGGCAGTACCTAGAAGTATTGCCGATATTAAAGCTGATCCTAACTTTGATAAAGAGAAAACTAAAAACATTACACCTGATAACAAGTATGCAAGTAGTGAGATTAAAGAGGCTTACCTTAATGCTAGACACGGTAAGGGTACAGAAAGTGACTATGAAGCAACCTTAATACAAAAAGAAAGTTGGAAAAAGATAATTGTTACAGAGGAAAACGCTAGTGAAATATTAGAAATGGGTAAAGATATACAGCAAAAAGGTGTTGGTGACATTGTTATGAGGCACACTATAACAGCAGGTGGTATTGAGCTGTTAGACGAGTTTTTAGATATGCAAGAATACCCTTATGTTGATTTAAGATTTGAGCCTGGACCACTTTACCAAACATCCCTTATTGAACGATTTATACCAGCTAACAAGTCACTAGACATTGCTATGAGTAGGGTTGAGAGATACGCAAACACAATGGTTAGCGGTACATGGTTAGTTAGAGAGGGTGAAAACTTTAAAATAACAAACATACCAGGCGGTCAAAAGATTACATACAAAAATACACCACCAGTACAAGGGCAAATGGCAGGTATTCCAGGATTTATGTTTAACTTTATGGAGCTTTTAAACTCGCAGATAGAAGAACAGGGGGCAAGCACTACAGCACTTAACCAATTACCAGAGGGTGTTAAATCAGGAAAAGCGATAGAGATGGTTAAAGCTACAGAATATGCAAACTTAAAAATACCTGGGGACATGTTAAAAGAAACTGTAAGACGTATTGCTGAGAAAATGGTTATGTATGCTGCAGACTTTGTTATACCAATTACAGTATCAAGGAAAAAACCTAATGGAGATATTGAAACTTACAAAATGGTAGGTGAGCGTAGGCAAGAAACTGGTGTACCAACTCCTGATGATGTTGTTGTTATTAAAAAAGGTACAAAAGTAGATATAGAAGTTGAAAGTGGTTTAGGATTTACACAACAAGGTAAGAAGGAAACTATGCAACAAATTGTTGATTACATGGGTGTACTTGCACAACAGGGATTAATTACACAAGATGCTGTAAAAGTAGTAACAGAAAAGTTCTTGGAAACATTCCAGTTTGGTGCAACACAAGAATTTACTGATGCTATGGAATTTGGAACACAATCAAGCCCACTTAATGAACAACAATTAGATCAGATGAAGGTAGCTATACTAGAAACATTACAAGATGCAGGTTTAGTAGGGCAAGAAGCTGATCAAAAAATGGTTGATAGTACAAAGGTTGGTATGGCAGAAACTTTAAATGACTTACAATGAATATAGAAAACACAATTAAAATGCTAGTAAAAGAAGGTAAACCTGTTAAGCAGGCTGTGGCTATTGCTTATAGTAAGGCTAAAAAAGGTAAGGAAAAAAACAGCAACATGGCTGTAAAAATGGCTATTAATAAATTAAAAGGAGAAAAGTAAAATGAAGGTAATGCTAACATATAGTTTTATATTTGAGCCTGATGATTTGTGGTCTAATAGGTATATGTTTGAGGGTTCACTAGCTAATATGTTTTCTAATATAGGTATAGAAGCAGAGCAAGTACAAACTCCTGCTAAGAAGAACGGCGAGCCAGAAGTTAAAGTTTTACTTTTAAAAAGAAAAGAAAGCCCAGTTATCAATCAAGAAACTCAAAAATTACCCAGCATTAAAAAGATCAAGGCTGATTTAATAAAGAAAAGGGATTACACAGGTAAATTTACTAACAAATAATGGCTAATCAAAACGCAATACAAGATGATAATCAATTTCCAGCATTAACAGGTCATACTGGAACTGCTGGAACTGCTGAGACTAGAAGGATAGTTGTTAACTCAAAGGGGGGAATAGATGTTTCTCCTAGCGGTTTAATAACCTCGCCATATGATACTGTTACAGTAGCCTATCCTAATGGTACAACAGAGGTGTATTCTTTTTATGATGGTGGTACTGCTGGTACTGATGCTGGTACTATTACCTTAAATTATTTAGACCTGAACAAGGGTACTTTATTATCGGCTATAAAGACAGGAGGATAATATGGCATTTAATTTTAATCCATTTACAGGAACATTTGATAACACACAGTCTATTGGTTTTTTAGATAGTAGATACGTCAATGTCACAGGTGACACAATGACAGGTGATTTAAACCTTAGTGATGCATCAATAACAAATGCTGATCAGGTTTCATTCAATGTTCTCTACACAAAGACTGGATCAGAGCCAAGCGGATCTATCTATTGGAATACAGTAGATGGCACATTTGACATGAAATTAAATGGGGCTACTTTGCAAGCTGGTCAGGAATTATATTTCTATGGAAAAGCTACAGAGAACATAACCAACGGATCTCTTTGTCAGTTTGGAGGAGTTGAGGGAGATCACATACGGATAAAAAAATGTGTCCCATCTGAAATTATTGCCAATCCAACCTATTTAATAGGTGTGGCAACAACGAACATTTCAAACGGTGAATTTGGCTATATTACTTGGTTTGGCAAGGTAAATGATATCTATACTAAAACACCAGCCAATAATGACAGTGCAGACTGGGTAGAGGGTGATATTCTTTATTTTAATAATTCTACTGGTCAACTAACAAAAACAGCACCGACAGCACCAGACAGAAGAATAGAGGTGGCAGCAGTTATCAAACAGCAAACTGGAGCAAGCGAAACTGGAATAATTATTGTTAGACCAATACTTTCATCCAAGTTGGGTGATTTAGAAGATGTTAATGGCTCAGCACCAGATACCACTGGTGATCTGCTAACGTGGAATAACACATCTGGCGTATGGGAAAGAAACTCATATAACATTACTGATTACTATACTAAAACAGAAGCTGACAATAGATATGTGAATCTGACAGGTGACACAATGACAGGTGATCTACACTTAGATGGCGACTTCACAAACTACAATTCTTTGTTACTAGATAGAGGAGCAATCCAAACAAGTGATAAGCGTGGTTATGGGGATAACTATGTTTCAAATAAAATAATTGCCAACTCTAAAATTGGTAGAAGTGGCTTAGAAGAAGATGGTGGTATTAGAATCAGGACACAAGCAGATGGAATAGTAAGAGTAGAACTTTATTTAGAAGGTGCGTGGAAAACTATTTTGAGCGGGGTTAATATAGTAACTGATTCAGAGGAAAGACCAAAGGATATTGAGTTTACAGACTTTACTCCTTGGAACTTATCTTTAGTAACTGGAGATAGTGATTTGAAAGACATCAATGGGCTTCCTTTAGTTCAACAAATGACTTCATCTATTGGAGCAATACAAAGAGCGCAAACAATAAACGGAGGGACCTTCTAATGTCAACATTCTGGGTAGACCCAACATCAGGTAATGACGCAAACAATGGAACAAGTAAGGCGTTGGCGGTTGCTACGTTTGCTCAAGCTGAAACTTTATTAAGCAATGGTGATACGCTTAAAATAGCAGATGGAACTCACGATGTTTCTTCCCAAGCCGGAACAGTAATCTTCGACCAAACAAACTTGACTATAGTATCTGAAAATAATAATCCCACAACCTGTACCCTAGATTATGTTGACACAAACCTAAGTTTTACTGTTTATGACAACTTCACATTTTCTGGCGTAACAATTACACGACCACACGTTGATGGTTCACCAAAAGGTGTTTTTTCATTTAATGACGCATCTACTACAATGAATATTACAAGGTCATATTTTACAGAATATAATTTATCTGCTACTTATTGCGGATTATTCAATTTATCAAACAAAGCCTCTGTAACACTTAATGTGTCTGGGTGTGTTTTCTATGCTCCCAAAACAAGTACTCCAGGATATACTCAAGGTGTTTCTTGCAGTGGGCTCTTAGCTGGGGATGCCTGTAACATAAATTATACTAATTGTGTATTTTATGCAAAGGCAGGACAAGTTCCATTAAATATTATCGGAGCTAGATTTCCGACCAATTGGACAGTTCTTATAAAAAATTGCATTGCTTATGCTGGTACAAATGTGACTTATAACGCAACCAATTCTGAAGCTGATTTAACTGTTAATGGCAATTCGGCATCTTATAGTTATTGTTGTAATTATGACGCAGTGGGTACTGTTAATGTACAAGATTTCGCTGATGGCGGTGGAAATATAACTACTGACCCGCTAATGGTAGACCCAGAAAACCTATTATTCCAATTACAACCAACTAGCCCTTGTATAGATACTGGAGGTGTATAATGAGTGATTTTAGTAACAGACCCCTGCAAATTAAACTCAAGCAAGGCTTAGTAGCTAATATAAACTCCACAGCCACAGTTAATCTTGCTGTAGAGGGTGAACCTCATTACGCTACAGACACCCAACAACTCTACATCTTTGACGGATCGGCAAACATACCCTTACCAGCTTTAGGACAGTCAAACACCTGGACAGGTAACCTTGTAATGAGCGGAGCTAACATAGACTTAGGCACTAATTACTTAGTAGGTGAGGGTGGTAGTAGTGGGTTGTATGTTGATAGTGCAGGAAATGTGGGTATTGGTACTACTTTAACAGATGGAAAGCTCACAATTGGTTCAAGCAATAGTTATAATGAACTAGTTTTTTCTGCTGGAGGCCTCTCTAATATTATTGGTAAAGGTTCTGGATTATTGATTGAACAACAAAATGGAGATTTGATTTTTCGAACTCGAAATTCAGGCAGTATTACTATTGCTCCAGACTTTAATACTGGCACAGGCTCACTCTATCTGGGTACATCTGGAAATGGTGATACTACCAGAGTGTATGGACAATTTGACATTCAAGAGGGTAACGTCGGTATCGGCACCACAGCCCCAGGTGGTAAATTGCACATCAATGGTACAGCAGATGATAAGCAGTTAATTATAGAAGGTCATAGTACTCAAACAGCCAATCTAACAGAGTGGCATAATAGTAGTGGTAACTTATTATCTTACATCAACCCTACTGGAGGGGCTTTATTTAGTGATAAGGTAAGTTTCACCCAAACAGACGGTAATGAAGCTATAGATTCCCTTGCAGATGGATATATGGACTACTTGGCAACAACACAACATAGATTCAACAATGATGTAGATGTTACTGGTAATGTAGAAGCTGACACTTATTCAGTTAGTGGTACAAGCGGGGCAGATGCAAGCTTTTCAATACTAGACGGTGATGGTGTTACTAGTCACGATTTTGTTTTTACAAAAGGAATATTAACAAGTTACGGAACAAGCTAAGGAGGTGATATTTATGGATTACAAAATAGTCAAAGCACAACAAGAAGACCTTAACCCAGCAGTATACGAGGTTAAGTATATTATAGATGCTGTAAATGAAGCAGGAGAAACAGTTAAGGTTATAGACCCTAACAGAAGTGAGAGAGTAACTTTAGCACAGATAGACGAGCAGATCGCAAACTATCAGAAAATTATTGATGAGCTTAAAGCTAAGAAAACAGCTATAAGTGCATTAGAAACACCAAGTAAGTAATAAATTTAAAATTAAGGAGGGTACGAAAGTACAGCCTAATATGAAAAAAGAAACAGTTAAAAAAACAGAACAAGAAGTTATGCAAGAATTTGTTAAAAAATACAAAGATCTTTGTGATGAATATGGTATGCAAATACAAGTAACACCAGCATGGAAGGTCTCACAAGATACAGGAGACTGGAGACTAGTATTGCAATCTGCTGTTGCTAGGATGCCAAAAGAAACTGCTAAGAATTGATTTTATTATGTTAATAGAGTAAGATTTTAATTAGTAAGCATAAAAGGCTTACCAATATTGAGCAATTATAGAAGGCTCTCACTCGAAATGGTGAGGGCTTTTTTTGTTTTATATGTACTTTTATTAAAATTGAGCAGTCCTATAAAGGAACTGTCAGAAAGGGAAACATGGCTGATTTTTTTGATGACCAAAGTGCAAAAAATGTACAAGCACAGATAGAGGAAAGTTTAAATATAACTAATGAACCTAATAATGAATTTGATGAAAGCACAGACGGTAGTAGTGTAGAAACTATTGTTGATGATAGTGCTAAAGAAGATGAAATAGTAGAAAAGATAAAAGTTGGTAATGAAGAATACACACAAGAAGAACTTAACCGACTTGTTAGTTTAGGAAAAATTGGTGTTGAAGCAGAGGAAAAGTTTAACACAAAAATTGATAGGGTTTACCCCGAATATAGTAAATCAAGAAACGAAGTAAAAGAGCTTAAAGAACAATTAGAAGAATTTAAAAGGGGAAACGCAGAACCTTTAATGCAAGACGGTAATGAGGAACAAATACAACAAGCAAAAGAGGCTGCAAAAAGGTTAGGTTTAATGACAGCAGATGAATTTGATCAACTATATGCAGAAAGAAGGGCTAGTGAAAAACTACTTGAAACTGTAGAGGGTTTAGAAAGCACTTACAACGGTGCTGACGGAAGACCTAAGTTTAACAAGCTAGAGGTTTTAGAATACATGAGGGACAATGGAATTAACGACCCAGAACTAGCTTACAAAGTTAAATACGAAAAAGAGCTAGATTCTTGGAAAGAAAATAGACTTACAGGGGCTAAAAAGAGTAATGTTGTAACTACTACTCAAAGCAGTGCAGGCTCTAAACAACCTAATGAAGTTAGACCAACAGCTGATAATTTAGACGCACTAGTTAGAGAAAGCTTAGGTCAATAATATTATGTTATTACTAATTTTAAATTAATTTAAGGGGGTGAAAATATAAAATGGCTGTATTATTAAGCGATGTAACAAACACATTACAAAAAGTTATCATGCCTTTCATACAAGATAACTTTAATAAGCAGACTATCTTACTAGACCAAGTAAAGAAAAATAAGGGCGTAACATTTATGAATAATTACTTTTACGCACCTATTAGAACATCAAGACATGGTGGTATTACCAACCTTGCTGATGACGGAAATACTTTGGTAAGTGGTAGTTCTTCAACAGGACAGGCAAGCGTGGCAGTTAAAATCCTAACAGGTACATTCGATATTTCGAAGTTGACCATGGACGCAACTAAAACTGATAAAGGTGCAGTAGCAAATGCATTGACCTTTCAAGCTTCAACTCTTGCTTCTGATTTCGCAAAAGATGTTAATAGACAATACTTCTCTGACGGAGTAGGTGTATTAGCACAAGTATCTGGATCTGTTGGTGCTGGTACTATGTCACTTGTTTACCCTGACTCTAACTTAGACGACGGAAGATCAATAGACTGGTACGGTACAATCAACAATGACATTGCAGCTGCTGAATACATTCAACCAGGAATGGTTTTAGGTATAGGTACTGCTGGTGCTGATTTAGGTACAGTTAGTTCTGTTTCAGGAAACACTGTTGTTATGACAGGTTCACCTGCAATAGTAGCTAATGATTCTGTGTATAGGGTAGACGGTAATGGTGAAGGTGCTGGAACTTCTGAAATTCAGGGTGTCCGTGCTGCACTTTCTTCAAGTACTGGTACATCTACATATGCTGGTGTAGCAAGAAGCACATCTGGATGGACTCCTCAATTGGGAACAACAGCTGGGGCTTTGACTCTTTCCGAAATGGAAAGTGTATATCTTGCTGCTAAAAAGCATGCACAGATGGGAGACAGATACGCAATATTTGTTAACAAGTCACTATACAAAAAATATGGTGATCTTCTTACAAGTATGAGAAGAACTGTAAACGAAACTGACCTTTTAGGAGG